AGCTAAAAGTTTCTGGCGTGCAGGATACGGACACGGGCAAATAGAGCAGGTAAAACAAGCCTTGTATAATGAAAAAATACCGTTAGTAGTATCAATGTACTGGTACGCAGAGTACGATAGACCAGTAAAAGGATTTATCCCAAAACCAAAATTAGCAAGATACGGGCATGCCTTTGTAGTAAAAGGGTGGAAAAAAGACAAAGCAGGTAGAGAGTATATAGTTTTCCAAAATTCATGGAGTAATAAATGGGGAGATAAAGGAGATTTCTATATATACACCGACGAACTACAACACTACAAACTAGAGTCATTTTTCGTAATAACAGATATAGAAAAACCAAAAGCTAGAATACTAGCAAACCTAGACGGTAAGCTAGTACGAAACGCAAACCACCCAGCCCACTACTTTGTTTCAGCCGGAAAAATAGCTTGGATAAAAAATGAAGAGTCATTTTATTTTGGACGAGATGGTAAATTCTGGGGAGACTGGTCAGACACAGTAGTAGTAGAGGAAAACCTACAAGAAATGTACGATTTAGTATTTTAATAATATAAACCTATGGAAGCAGTAACAGGAATTTTATTTCTAGCTACATTTGTAGAAGGAATAATCAAATACATAGCAGGAGACGGAAAACCAGAAGCAATGCAAAGAAAACGCACATATTTGCGGTACGTATCATTAGCTCTAGGAGTAGGTCTAGCGGTAGCATATAAAGTAAGTATCCCAGAACTAGTAGGAATTTCATCAACATATCCACTAGTAGACTACGCACTAAGCGGAGTGATAATAGGACGGGGTAGTAACTACCTAAACGATATACTAAAAACATTTCGCAAAGCGTAAAATAATGCTATAATAGCAGTACGCGTATATGGTTAGTTGGTTTTCCATATATGCGCGCTCTTTTGAAAAGAAGCTCCAACTACGGGGCTTCTTTTTTTATATAAAAGAACTTATCCACATAGGACTATCGACATAAATACTTGTATGGCATATAATAAGACATATAAACATAAAGCCAACAAAAATATGAAGAACGAAAAAAAGGGAGTATATACAGCATGTACAGAATGCCAGAAGGAAATACCAAAAGACGTGCCAGAACTATACAACAAGATACACGCAATAATGAGCGTACGAGTATGCGAAGATTGCCACAAACCAGAGTAATATGAAAAACCAAAAAGTAGAGGACGCAAAAACAACAATAGAGCTAGTAAAAAGAAAACTACGGCAAGGGGCAGACTACAAAACTTGCCGAGCCGAAGCCCAGCCAGCACTAGACGTACTAAACGAGGAGGGACGCAAGATAGCAAAACAATACGGACAGCGCTATAAAAAACTTTCATTAACAGCAATAATAAGATAAGCCTATGAACTACCCACCAAACGTAGATTTAGACGCTATAGGAGTAGAGCCTAGACATCAAGCATGTACAGATTGCGGAGAACTACACGACCCAAATAATTGCCCTAATCAATTTTAATAAAAATATGAAAAACTACACAGACAAAGAACTAATAAAAATAGCTAAAACTTTTTTAGCAGTAGCAGTAGTAGTATTTTTTACTACTATATACGGAGTACTACACGTAAATACAAATGTTTCACACGAAACAGGAGAAGCACTAGACATGGAGCTAGTACTAGAAGTAGTAAACGCAGAAAAACCATACAAGACGCTACAAGCCTACGTAACAGGATATAACACCGTACCCGAACAAACAGACGCAACGCCATGTATAAGCGCCACAGGGGACGATATTTGCGGACGTAGCGACGTTGTAGCATGCCCACGAAGTATAGAACTAGGTACAAAGGTAGAAATAGATGGGAAAAGGTACGTATGTTTAGATAGAACAGCAAAAAAATTTAATAATCGTTTTGATATTTCATGCGACAAAGATATGACTTGCCCGTACGAAGTAACAGGACATAAGGAAGTACGAATATATGAATAAAGAACCAAAAATAGGATTTTATTTCACACCAACAGAAGCAAGAAAAATAGCACTAGCAGTTTCAGCTATAGCCCATGACATAAGGGTAAGCGGAAAACATACAACAGAGGTTTGGCACATGGAAGAGTTTGCAGAACGAGTAAAAACAGAGGTAGAAAACCGCATAGGCGACCAAATAATAGAACAATAAAATATGAATAGATTAATAAAAAAAATAGCTAAAAAAATCTGCGGTTGTGAAAAAAGAAGAATATCGAAAATTCTACAGAGTAGAACGTATGGTAGAATTAATGAATTTATTTCAGAAATTGAAAAAGAAAAGGAAATTAGCAAAAAGTACATGGATAGTAGAATGGAGAGGAAGGAAGAATTTAATGCAGTTTTAAGAGGACGCAGTGCTACTAAGTACCGTAATATGATTAATTTTTTAGAAAAATTGGAAAAAAATGGCTACAGTAAACACATAAAGAAACATACAGATTATCACTATACAGTATTAGGTTTTGATTTTTGGCCAACAACAGGGAGTTTCTATGAAAAAGAAACAGGTAAAAGAGGAAAAGGTGTTAATCAATTAATAAAAAATCTATATACAAAAACAAATATATGAATAAAGACAAAATATACGTAGGTAATAGACCTACAGCAAAAACATCATTAGCACTACATAAGGCGACAGCAGAGGCAATACACAGCGGAAAAACAACCGTATACTCTACTACAGACGGTAGCGCAGTAATAATGCCACTAGAAAAACTACAAGATTTAGAAAATAAATTAAAGGAATATGCAAAAACTATTTAAGCACCAAGAAGAGGGAATAGCCTTTTTAATAAAGAAAAAAAAGGCACTACTAGCCGACCAAATGGGACTAGGAAAAACACGACAAGCTATAGTAAGTGCTACACAAGTAGGAAATAGTAATTTGGTACTATGCCCAGCATCACTAAAAACCAACTGGGCGCGCGAGATTTTAATGGTAGAACCAGACGCAAGCATAACCATATACAACGGTAAAAAAGAAGAACCTTACAGCCAAGGACACGGTGGGACATGGGAAATAGTAAATTACGATATTATAAGTAGAGACTATAACCGCAAAAAACTAAAAGAAAAGCATTTTGATACAGCTATTTTAGACGAAGCGCATTATATAAAAAATAGTAAGAGTAAGAGAACAAAAACAGCACTAGAAATAGTAAAGGATATACAAAATTGCTACCTATTAACAGGTACGCCGATGATGAACAGGCCAGAGGAACTATTTACACTACTACGAGCTATAAACCACCCACTAGGGGCAAGCTGGTACACATACGTAATGGACTATTGCGGAGCATTTTGGAGAGTTACGAGTAAGGAGAGATACAACCCAAAAACAGGACGTATGGAGCAAGTGAAATTTTTAGATACGAGCGGAGCAACCAACCTACCAAAACTAAGGGAAAAAATACAACCGGTATATTTAAGAAGAACTAAGAAAATATTAGGAGACCTATTGCCAGCAAAAGTAATAGCAAACGTAGACGTGGAAATAACAAAAGAAGACCGGAAAAAATACGAAGCAGTATGGGACGAGTACATGGACTATATAGAAAATAACCCTATTATTTTTAGCGACCTTACAGAAGAAGAGCGTCAAGAAAAATTAGAGAATATAAAACAAGCAAAACATCTAGTAGAGCTACAAAAACTAAAACAAGTAGCAAGCCAAGCTAAGGTAAAAACCGTAGTATCAGACGTAGTAAATATAGTGGAGCAAGGGGAAAAGGTAATTATATTTACACAGTACACCGAGACACTAAGACAGCTACGCGCAGAACTTAGAAAAGAGAAAATTTTAGCAGTAACACTAAGCGGAGAAGACGACCAAACAGCTAGACAGCTATCAATAGACGCTTTTCAACGAAACGACAAAGTAAAAGTATTTATAGGAAATATAAAGGCCGCCGGAGTAGGTATAACACTAACCGAAGCAAGTACCGTAATATTCGCAGATATGGAATGGACACCAGCGCTACACGAGCAAGCCGAAGACCGAGCGCACCGTATAGGACAGCAAAGCCAAGTAAACGTGTACTACTACATAGCAAAAGGAACTATAGAGCAAGATATAGTAGAACTACTAGGACGTAAAAGCCAGATTATATCTACAATTCTAGAAGGTAAACAACAACGAGCAAAACAAATTAGCGTAGCAAACGAACTAATAAAAAAGTTGTCCACACGAAGGGCTACAGAGTAAATAAGATATGTGATATAATAAGGCATATAATAAAAAACTATGAAAAATGAACTAAAGAAGATAGAGCTAGACAAATTATACAGTCCTACAGAAATAGCACGAGAACAGCTAATACCGGGGATAAAAAGCTATCCATCAGTATTGAAAAGGGTACTAGAGGACGACGCAAAACCAAAAAGCAAACGCACTATAAATGCAATAAAGGTCGGAGAGGGGAGAGGTCGCAAGTATTTTATACAAGGCCGAAACCTACTAGCATATATACAGGCGCAAGCTACATAATTTATTCATTATATTTTTTTGTATGAAAAAAACCAACGAAACAACAGAAGATAAGGAACTAAAGATAGTAAAAAGTAACACAACAAAAGCAGTAAACGCGTCCGAGGCACTAACGATAGAAAGCCAAGAAGACATGGCAAGCGCGACCGAGCTACTAAGTAAAATAAACCAAACAGGGGACATGATAAAAGCTCGAAAAGAGGCTATAACAAAACCACTAAACGCAGGACTAAAAAGCGCACGAGAATTGTTCAAACCTTTAGAGACAGCACAAAGCGAAGCTAAGCGAATAGTAAGTCAAAAAATGATAGCGTACCAAAACAAAGTCGAAGAAGAAGAACGTAAGGCGAAAGCTAAACTAGCGGCACGTGTAGAAAAAGGAACAATGAAACTAGATACAGCCGTTAAGAAAATGGAAGCTATACCAGAAACACAAAACAAGGTAGAAGCGAAAAGCGGAAGCGTAACGTTTAAGGAAGTACGAGTGCCTAAAGTAGTAGACGAGGCAAAAGTACCACGCGAATATCTAATTCTAGATATGGTAAAAATTCGCAAGGCAGCACTAGCCGGCGTAGAAATCCCGGGGGTAGTAGTAGAAATAGAAAAACAATTAGCTAACCGTCGATAACCAACAAATGCTATGAAAAAAACACAACTAGAAAAAAGAATAGAAGTGGAAGCAGAACAGCAATTTGACCAAGAAATAAACGCTGTAAGAGAATATGTAGACCGTAATACTTTACTACGACGGTTAAAGATAACTGTCGTGTACGAATACAACGGAGAGAAAAAAACGCAAGAGTATTCATTAGGACAAATTGTAGGGGATATTCATAGATACGAACACGTATATACAAACTTCAAAAAAGAAAAAGAGAATAGAATAGGAGAAATTGAAAGCGAAAAAACAAAAAAAATACTAGGGAGACTAGACGAACTATCATATTTATTTAATAACGAGCGATAAATATATGAAAAACGAAACCAACAAAAAGCCAACAGGTAAAAAGCAACCAAAAAAGACTAAGCAACCAAAAGGACTATGGGCAAAAGTAATGGCCGTACAGCAAGGCGTGCAAGTAGTAGCAAAGCTAGGAAATAATGATTTTCACAAATACAGCTATACAAAAGAGCGAGATTTAATAGCAGAAATAAAACCACTTCTAGGAGCGCAAGGGCTAGTTTTGTATCTAACTACAAAATCAGAAGACCGCACGGAAGTAACAACAAGCAAAGGGAATACAGAGTTTCAAGTAAAGGTTTGCATAGCATACACAATACGGGACGTAGAAACAGGGCAAGGCCATACAGTAAACTTCTACGGAGTAGGGCAAGACGCAGCAGACAAAGCATTGCCAAAAGCGTATACTATGGCTAACAAGTATTTCCTACAAAAGTTTTTCCAAGTAGAAACCAGCGAGGGGGACGCAGAAGACGACAAAGCAGACAAAAAGAGAGCAACCTCACCAGAAGCAACGCCAGCAGTAAAATTTCAAACAGCAAAAAACCTTATAGGAAACATGAAGGACGGAGACCGCCTACTAGAAGTACTAGAGGGAATAAAGGAAAGTAGTATATATAACAAAGAGCAAAAAGCTGAATTAAGTAAAATTATAAGCGCAAAATTAGATGAAATCGACAACCCTAAAACTACCTAAACCACACCTTAGCTGGTCGCAGATAGACTTGTGGAGACGTAGCAAAAAACAATACGCGGAGAGGTATTTTTACGGTAAAGACGGTTTTACAAATAACGCAATGCGCTACGGTAAAAAATTCGCAGAAGCGCTAGAGACAGGAGAAACGGACGGAGACGAAATACTAGAACTAGCGACAAAAGCAGTACCTCAATACGCAGTATCAGAATACAGACTAGAAGCTACACTAGAAACGGAAGCCGGGAATATAAAAATCCTCGGCTTCCTAGACACCTCAGAAGACCCACCAAGCGAAGGAATACGAGAGTATAAAACAGGAGTAACGCCGTGGACGCAAAAAAAAGTAGACAAACACGGTCAACTAACCCTATACGCTACAATGGTATACCTAAACGAGAAGAAGCTACCTAAGAAAATGCATCTAGACTGGATACAAACCCAAAACGATAGCGGAGTAGTATCCCTAACAGGTAATATAGAGAGTTTTGAAACCACAAGAACCGTGGGAGATGTACTAGAAATGGTAACAATAATTAAACGTACGGCGGCGGAAATAAGTCGAGCGTACACAGAAGTAATAAAATCGATACTATGAATAAACCGCAAGAGCTTGTCCTTAGCGACTTCAAAGCAATAGATTTACCCAACGGAGAGAGTTATCTAAGTGCAAAAGTAGGGATATATGAAATAACCCTAGAGCCTCACTTAATAACAGGGTACAGCGTAGGAATATATAAGGAAAAACAACTACTAGCACTAGAAAAAAGGGGAGCATGGCTACGTAACCACCCAGCAAAAGAAGTACCTTCAAATATACCGAGCAGGGTAATACTACGAGCATTAGAGTACGCTAATCAACTTTTAGAAAAATACTTATGACATACCAAGAAAACGCAGAACGTCCAAAAGAGCTGGGGGCGTTATGGATTAAAACATCAAAAAAAGGAGTGCAATACATGAGCGGAATGATAGAAATAGAGGGAGTAAAACACGCTATAGTATGTTTCGCTAACAAAAAATCAAAAGATACACAACCCGACTATAAAATAATGCCAAATCAACCATTGCGAAATTCACAACAAGAAAATCAGCAGGCACTAAATAACGAGGGGGCAAGCGAAAATATAGAAGATGTAAAGGTAGAAGATATACCGTTTTAGTATGAAGACGTGCAAAAAGTGTAAAAACGATTTTGAGCCACGTATAGGCTATAACGGTATTACGGCTAGCAAGTGTGATAAATGCTTGCTAGCCCACAAAAGGGCAAAGCAAAAAGAATACGCTAAAAGAGCTAGAGCAAGACAAACAAAAAAACATAAAAATAGAGAAAATAAAGACGGAAAAAACCTAGCAGAACTAATAAAACTAGCCGACCTAATTTTTAGCAGATATATACGCAAAAGAGATAAGGGGCGATGTATAACATGCGGAGTAACAGGAGACGAAAAAATAATGCAAAACGGACATTTCATACCTAGAGCCTCAATGGCAGTAAGGTACGATGAACGAAATTGCAATACTCAATGTAAAAGTTGTAATGAATTTGGCAACGGCGAACTAGTACTATATAGAACAGCGTTAATGTATAAATACGGAGAAAAAACAGTATTAGAATTAGAAAGCAAAAAGGATTTAATGAAAAAATACACGCCACAAGAGCTATACGATATAATAGATACATATCAAACATAAATATATGGCAAAAATATACCCAAAATTCACAGCTACATATAAAAAAGGTAACACCATACTAGACTTCAAAGAGTCATACGACAAGTATTGTTCAGCCAACTTCAAAGAAGGGGATAGACTAAACATAGTAGTGAAAAAATATCGTCGTACGCGAAGTACAGGAGCGCCCGGAGAAAAAGGAAATCAAAACGGCTACTACTGGACAGTAGTACTACCGATAATATCACAGGAAACAGGTCATACAGTAGACGAACTACACGACATATACAAGGCATTGTACGCCTCTAAGAAGCGTTATACCATGCCAAACGGTAAAGAGGTCATTATAGCGAAAAGCGGAAGCGAGACGGATACACAAGAGTTCTACGAGTACGTAGAGCGCATACGTGCAGACGTAGCAGAAGCGGGAATAGTAATACCAGACCCACAAAAAGTAGAAGCAGGTTAATCGCCTAAAAAACAAAAAAGTATTATACTAGAATATATAATTTACTTCACAAAACCAACATGAGCAATCTACCAAAGGGCGCGCTAGTAGCCCTAAACCAACGACCTATAGCATACCAGCCAGCATACGCAGATATAGCAGGAAGCGTAGCAGGAGGCGTACTACTATCACAAATAGCATACTGGTGGTACACAATGGGAGGAGATTTTTACAAAACAGACAAAGAATTTTGCAATGATATACGTTGCGGACTATACGAATTAAAATCAGCAAAAAAACGTCTAGTAGAAAGCGGAGTAATAACCACAGAACGCAGAGGAGTACCAGCAAAAACATACTATACACTAGAAGAGGACGAGCTAATAGTTGCAATAACTAGATGGGGGAAAAACCACCAACTGGATAGGGGAAAAACCACCAACAAGAAGCGGAAAAAACCACCAACTATTACAGAGACTACTACAGAGACTACATCAAAGACTACAAATACTTGCGACGCAGAAGCGACGCAGAACAATGACGGAGCAAAGCTAAACGACCTAATAAAAGAGTTCGAGCCAGTAAACCCAAGCTACACACGACTATACGCAAATAAAACACAGCGTAAAGCACTACAACGCCTAGTAGATAAATGGGGAGACGAAAGCATAAGGGGGATTATACGTTTTTTACCACAAACAAATAGCAAGAAATACGCCCCAACAATAACCACGCCTATGCAACTAGAGGATAAACTAGGTGTACTAAAAGCATATTGCGATAAAATAAGAGATACATCAAGCAGTAAATCAAAAGAAATAATAGGCCTATGAGTGAAACACCACTAAACCAACCGGTACTACAAGCCTACAAGGTAAATCTAAGTAAGGGGGACGCTATGCCATGCGATACGGACGAACTACCGCAAATTGTACTAGCGGTAAAAACTGGCTCACCATGTAAAATACGCTCAGGAATTTTTAATCCAAGCTACTACGTAAGTATAACCGAAGACAAAGACCGGATAGAGGAGGTAGAAATACAAAATAGCCGAATACGTAAATGCAACGAACAAGAAAGCAGATACGGAAAAGCTAAAAACTACGAAAATTACAAAGAGCTAAAACCGATAAAAGATATATTTGAAGGTGTAAACCTATCGACAGGTAGTCAGCTAACGAATAAAACTGAAAAACTAGTAACACTACAACCAAAACCGAAAACAAAAAAGACAAAAGAAATAGGAGAGTACAGGGCTAAGTGAAACATGGGGATAAAAAACAAGCGCAAAAGTGTTATATGTGATATACTAAGGCATAGTAACACATAAACATATATAATATGCCAGCAAGAAGGGTCAAGACCTTCAAAAAAGAACTAGGACATAGACAGCATAGAGACCATAGAACGCGCAGGCGACCACTAAGCAAAAAGCAGCGAGGACTACGGAACGACCACAGAAAAAGAACAAAAAACTATACTAGTAGAGCAGTACGAAAAAACGCCCGGGTACAAGGAAGTGCAGGAGGAACTAAAAGGACTACGAGCAAAACGTAAGACAATAACAAATATAGTAGATAGGGATAACTACGACGTAGTAACAAAACTAGAAGACCTAAAAATAGACCTGCGGAGCGATAAGGAACTACTAAACGATATAGTACTACTAAAATTTACAAAAGGTGAAACAATAGAACTAGAAGACAGAAAACACCAAGCAGTACTACCTATATTTTCAGTAATAATGAAGCCGGAAAAGTAGGAACTATAGAAGAAAACCTAGTTTGTTCTATAGTGCAGTAGGTAACTCCTTTGCCCCATAACTAGATTGTGGGGCTGGTGGAGGGGACTATGATACTAACATTTCTAGGTTTTACAGCGTCCGACGGTTCGCCGCTCGGATACTGGCTAATCAGCATTCTCGTAATAGGCGTGAGTGCACTACACCTTGTCGGAGGACAAAAGAAAATGCGGAAAGTTTTTTACTGTATGCGTTGCAAATCCAGCCACCCCTTCATCAGTAAGGGGAGTACCACGGACGGTCGCCAGCTCTACCAGAGCAAATGCGGTCAGACCATTGAGTACGGAAGCAACAAGCGGATTGACGTCTGCTAAGGAGGAACGGCGATGAAAGTCGTCAAAGGGAAAACGGTCTACGAGGTCGGCGACACCTTTCAGAGGTATTGCCCCGTGTGCAAGTGCACTCAGAACTTTCAGTGGGTGAAAAAGCTTGAAAACGGCTCGGACTTGTTCCGATGTCCTGTTGGCGAAAAGTCGTCATTCGAGCTTCGAGCCTAGCAAGGAGGTGATCTTTTATCTAGCGGTTCTGGCTTGTTCCGTCAACAATACAAGCCCACTTCAATAATTAAATGTTTATATGAAACTAGAACAACAAGTAGTAAACCTAGAGCTAGCACAAAAACTTAAAGAGCTTGGAGTGGAGCAAGAGAGTTTGTTTTATTATGTAAGACTTGATTTAAAACATTGGGAAATTGAGCAAGGTGTGGAAGAGTATTCTTTAGATTACATTCCTAACAAAACAAACAAAATTACTGATATTTCAGCTTTCACAGTAGCCGAACTCGGGGAGATGTTGCCAAATAAAATCATAGTTAGTGTTGGATGTGAGTATGATTTGTTTATAGGAATACTCGGTTTGTGTTGGCAAATTATGTATTCAAGACATGATGGTACATACTACGAAACAACAGACAAAAACGAAGCAAACGCAAGAGCTGAAATGCTCATATACCTACTAGAAAACAAACTAATAACCCTTACATAATTAAATGTTTATATGAGAGAAATAAAATTTAGAGCGTGGAACAAAGAAGAAAAAACAATGGTTGATTTACACAAAATGACACCACTAGCACTAAGCGTTTCTATGAACACGCAACTTGCTCTACAAGGTAAAACTGGGGTGTTTATTCCTTTTTTCAAAGAGGTTGTTTTAATGCAATACACAGGTATCAAAGATAAAAACGGAAAAGAGATTTATGAGGGGGATATTTTGAAAGTAACTGAGAAAGAGCGTGTTTTTTCAAGAAGTTTCCCTAGTCAGGTTGAGTTTGGAAAAACAAACACGTGGATTGTAGAAGTTTATAGTTTGCCAGCAATGTGGCTTGTAAAAGGAAAAATGCAAGGACATCTTATTACAGTAGTTTCACAAGCAAATGAGGCAGAGGGTTGTGTCGAAGTAATAGGAAACATCTACGAAAACCCAGAGCTAATCCCCAAATAAACCCTCAGTAACATTTAATATATGCAAGACACAGACCTAGATTTTTTACAAACACTATTCGATTAGTAAAACTATCCCCATACTACAATCATAAGTAGACTACAGTACCCACGTGTACTAGGCGGATTTACAGGCTACGCCATCTGCTTGTGGTCGCAGCATGGGGAGATTAAAATAATATATATGAAAGTACTATCATTATTCGACGGTATATCATGCGCAAGAGTAGCACTAGGTAGAGCAGGTATACACGTAGATACTTACTACGCAAGCGAGATAGACAAATACGCTATAGAAATAGCAAAAAAAAATTATAAAAGTACAGTACATCTAGGCGATGTAACAGAAGTAAAAGCAACCGACCTACCAAGTATAGACCTACTAGTGGGAGGTAGCCCATGCCAAGACCTAAGCATAGCAAAAAAGAATAGAAAAGGATTAGCAGGGCAACGTAGTGGACTATTCTACGAGTACCTACGCATTCTAAAAGAAACAAAACCAAAGTATTTTATACTAGAAAATGTGGCAAGCATGCCAAAAGAAGCAAAACAGCAAATAACAGAGCTAATGGGAGTAGAACCGATAATGATAAATGCAAATCTAGTATCAGCACAAAACAGAAAACGCCTTTTTTGGACGAACATACCAAACGTACAACTCCCAGAAGATAAAGGAATATATCTAAAGGATATAATACACGAAAACACCGACGGCGCAGATGTAGGAAAATATATTGTACTAGACAAGCACGGAGTAAAGGAAAAACTAAAAAGCCATACAGTACGTTCAAGCGGTAGAGGTAGTGGGATAATGGATAAGCACAACTGGGATAGTATACGAATAGGCCACATGAACAAAGGCGGGCAAGGCGATAGAGTTTACAGCATAGAAGGGAAAGGCGTATGCCTATCAGCAAACGGCGGAGGACGCGGAGCAAAGACTGGGCTATACGCATTTCCAGTAGCACTACGCAATAGAGGGGACGGAAAAAAGCCAGAGTATAACAAAACAGGAAGAGCCAATGCATTAACCACAGTACAAACGGATAGTATGGTCGATGTAGAGCATGAATACGTTAGAAAATTAACCCCGATAGAATGTGAGAGGCTACAAGGTCTACCAGACAACTACACAGAGGGAGTAAGTAACACGCAAAGGTATAGAGGTCTAGGTAACGCCTTCAACGTAGATGTAATAGTTAATATACTAAAATATATAAAAACCAATGACAACTATTAAAACTAAAATAGATATATGGGAAATATAGATATAGTAGCAATCATAAACGGAGTGTACGCATATATAGTAAAAGGCAACACTTACGGGTATGCAGATAAAAAAAATAGGACAGCAATACAAGTAGCTTTAGATATTCACGTTGAAAATATAAAGGCAGGTGCTAAACAGTGGGAAGAATATGTAAAACAAAATCCAGATACGGAAGTAGACCCAAATTATCATCCATACGCGGATATGGAGGTAACCAGCATAAAGGTTTACAATCTACTAGATACCTAAGCAGAACTGTATAGCCAAAAGCCCTATAATAAGCTATACTAGATACACTATGGCAAACAAAAAAAAGACAATTAAAAAAAAGGCAAAGGTAAAAGCAAAAGCAAAGAAACCCAAAGAAATTGCTACCCCCATGCCCGAGCGAGTACACCCAGCTAGTTTAGTAAGCGACCTAAAAGGAATGAAGAACCCGGGAGCATACGTAACGCTGATACAGTACATAGCACTACCGCGCGAATACAGAACTTCAACGATAGGAGTGGACACGCAGGAGAAGCTAGCAAAAATGCTAGGCGTAAACGTAGCGACACTATCGCAATGGAAATCGCACCCCGGCTTTTGGAACGACGTGGAAAATGTACAGATTAAATATTTCACGGAACGAGTAGGGGACGTAGTACTAGCACAGGAAAACAAAGCACTAAAAGGTGATACACCAGCAGCACGTACCGTACTAGAAGTAGTAGGGCGATTAAAGAAGCGAGACGAGAAGGAAAGCGAAGTACCACAACTACTAGCCGAGGCGATAAAAAATATAAGTACCATTTTAGATAAATAATAATAATAATAAACCTATGGGAAAAAAAGGAAGCCAAGCACTACGCTTACACAAACAAAGACAAAAGAAAGTAGAAGCCGAACGACAGGAAAAAGCGGATAGACATGTAAAGAGGTACAAAGAGCTAGTAGAAAAAAGAGGACAGGAGCTACAACCGCTAGTATCAGCGTCAGAAAAAGGTCTAGTAGCCTACCTAGTACCAGTAGATACTAAAACAGGGGATAAACTTACAGAAAAAGAACAAAAAGCATTTAGAGAAGAGTACGACGTTATAGTAAAAGAAGAAGGTATCGAATGGTTCGCAGAGCTACACTACGCACCAAGAGAAATTAAACCACGTCTACGACTACGCGAATACGTAGAGCCACCAGTAATGAATTGGCCAGAAGCACAGCGCCAAAACCTAGAAACTAGAAAAGAATGCGAGCATAGTGAAACACCAGACAAAAAACAATGTGAATTATGCGGACTAGAGCAATCTAACTGGGGGGCAGAAGGTAAGGGAGTAACAGAAGAATACGAAGCGCGTAAGAGTAAGGAAATAGAAGAGGCGCTAGCAAAGGAAAACAGCAAATAACAGCAAATAACAAAAAGGGAGTAGTAAGTAAGACCGGAATACTAGGGCAGAACCCTACCGGTAAATAGGACTACCAACTAAGGACGAGGCAAGCCTTAGAAGCGTATAACGCCGTTCGCTAGGAATACCTAGCGTTTTACGGTAACTATACGCCTACCGTCGCCTATAAGCAGGCATAGTAATATACAAAGGCCGTACTGCACCTAAACGGATATGGTGAACTACGGTAGTAGTCCGTGCTAAGCTCGCACAGGCGACGGAGACAGCGCAGAAGACAAACGGAAAGTCGCCTCTTTCATACGGAGGAGATAGTAGGTTCAACTCCTACCTGCGCAACTAAATGACGGGCTAGTAGCTTAGCGGTTAAAGCACGTCGCTTATAACGACGAGACCAGCGGTTCAAATCCACTCTAGCCTACTATGAAAAAAAACAACACAGAAAGAAAGTGCGCAATATGCTATAAGCAACTACGTAAAAGCAGGGCTAAGCTAGGCTTTTTCGCAAGCTCGGTATGTGGAGACGCACATCTAAAAAATCTAATGAAGCGGAGGAAAAGGGACGCAAAAAAAGGAATTTGAAAAAATAATACAAGACTCTATGAAAATTAACGTTATATCAGTACTAAGAACAATAGGAACTATATTGCTACTAGCGGTGGTATGGAAACATAATCATTGGACAGTAGCCTTAGTAGCCACACTACTAACAGTAAATCAACTAGGTATACTAGAATTGCTAAGACAAGAGCGCCGACACCGCATAGCACGACAAAAAGCCGAACATAATCTATTCAGAAAAATAAAAAAACTAAAGGAAAGTATAAAGAAATAGTATGCGTATAAGCAACCAAAAACTAATACCAAAGCTACATATACTAAACCTAGTAACTACAGATAAGCACGGAGACGCGCACCTGTTTTTATATACAGCAATAGCAAATAGCCAAGAAGAAGCATTCGACCAAGCAATGGATAACATGAAGGACACAGTCCCACGTCTATATATAATAGGAAAGGAAAATAACGGTTTCGATATAGCTTCACATAAAGAACTTTCATATACAGAACTACAACGCAGTTTCAAAACAAAGATAGAAGGAGCCGCTATACACCAAAGACCAAAGTTAGAGTTAGTACCGTACGTTACAGAGGAGACTAGCAAAAAGGATAAGCTAATAAAAAAGATTATAAGCAAAAATAGTACGAAGTACCTAGATAAACACGCGCATAAACTAAACGATTTTGAAGTAGCATATATACGCGACCAGATAAATACTAAGAAATGAAAACACCAAAGGCCGACAAGATATTGCAAACCTTCCACTTTGAAACAAAAGAAGGACATATTTTTAATGACACAATAACACAAGGGCAGAGGGAGATAATGGAAATAATCTTAAACAGAGGCTTCAAGGGAGCAGAAGACGTAATGTGTAACCGTATACACGTAATGGCGCATACACGATACGGAAAATCGCTAGCAGTAGGTGCAGCAGTAGCAGTACGCGCAAGTATGAAAAAAGAAAAGTGGGCTATAATAGCACCGACAAAAGAACAAGCCCAAATTATAATGGACTACGTAATAACTTTTAGTGTAAACGACCCGATAATATCAGCACTACTAAAAACCAACGCAAAGCAGATAAAAAACGAAACGCTAACCCAGCGTAGAAGTCGTAATCACATAACATACTTGAACCAAGGGGAAGTAAGAACCTTCTATCAAGGAAATACCATGGGGTTTGGTTCAGAAAATGTAATACTAGATGAAAGCGGACTAATCAACAATAACGAATATTCAAAAGTTTTCCGAATGCTTGGAGATAATCCAGATAACTTTTTAATGAAGATTGGAAACCCGTGGGATAGTATAGACCAAGAAAGTGGAACAGAGCATCACTTCTACCAAAGCTACCAAGACCCAAAATATCACCAAATAGACATACAAATAGACCAAGGTATAGCAGAGGGGCGTGTAACCGAGGAATACCACGAGGAGGTCAAAAATAAGGCTAATTACGCCATACTATATAAAAATACATTTCCAAATACAGAGCGTAGAGATAAAGAGGGATATATGCCTCTACTTGGTCATGCAACCATTCAAAAAGCAATGGTAGAACCAGATACACTAGACATGCTAGGAGAGGAACTACTAGGAGCAGACCCAGCAGACGGAGGAGAAAATGAAAGCACCATAGCGCGCAGAGGAATGAACCTAGCAAAAATAGTATTTCGTTCAACCGCTACAGACTGCCTAGACTTTGCCGACGACATAGTAACAAACGGAGACGGAATAAATAACTGGTTCGTAGATGGGCAAGGAGTAGGTTCAGGAACATGTAGAAAACTAGAGAAGCAATCAGAGTACTACAGAAAGCTAAACAGAATAAATGCAGGAGATAGTGGGAAGTCATGGCGTGAAAAACTACCAAAAGACCATCACGCAGAGCAGTATCTAAACCTAAGAGCGTATATATTTTGGCAAATGAAACTATGGATAGAGAACGGAGGGAAAATAGAAAAGACACCGGGAATTGAAAAACAATTACTAGCATTGAAATATAAAAACAGTAGAACTGGTAAAGTGCAGATAATAGACAAACAAACACTACATAAACGAGGAATACACGACCTAGGACTAGTAGACCCGATAAGTTTCACATTCGCACCAAAAACTAAAAAACTAGTACTTGAAAATCAACAAGTAGCGGGAGGAGTAGAGCCATACTACCCAGAACTAGGATTTTAATTGTGGATAAAAATATATGTACTATCTTGCATTTTGAAATTGTGTTATAATAAAAACATCAAACAACATCTATGCAAAATATAACCATAGAGCTACGAACAAAGAACTTAGACGAAAAGGCGTTGCAGGCACTACTGGAGCGTGTTTTGCGTGAGCTAGAAAAAGAAGGGCTTAAAAAAGCCGTAACAAAGGCAACCGTACATATACAATAATATATATTAACCATAACATAAACCTATGGCATCATTTGAAATAAAACAGGAGCTACCACAAAAAACCAGACAAGAGATAGACCGAATAGAGGCTATCGACAGCGGGCTACGCACCACAAAAGAAGCGGCTTTTTTAGTTGCTCTAGCACCGTACCTAACAAACGAGGTTATAGCTAGAGACGAAGAGCGAGATATAATAGAAGCAGCAGGGGAAACTTTGCCAACAGGATACTCAGGTTTCGCAAAATCAGCAACGTTTAGAAAAACAGACGTAGCAAGTGGTACAAAAGCTCGATATGAAAATGTAGGAGATACAGGTAGTGCCTCTTGGAATTTGCTCGGGGAAATTACAACAGCAGAAATAGGAGACAATCAAATCACATACGCAAAAATGATATCGGACGACGCAATTAAACAACGCGTGCAATCAGAAGCATTGAAAGTATCAGACGACGACACCGCAGGAAACAATGAAAAACTATGGCTACGACTATCAAAAGCTAATCTTTCAATAGGTCAGTTAGTAGGAGATATAACAGCTATAGAAGAATGGGAAACCACAGGACTTAATAACGTAGCTATTTTACCAGAAGCTAGAGTGTATCAAGGAACTATAGCACTAACAGACGACGATAACGCAGCCACTACAGGAACAGCACTATACGCTCACATGGTAGGAGGTAACAAAGCAATACTAAAATCAGTTACAGCAGGTAACGCAAACTCATCATTTGAAGACGGAGGCGCAGAAGCATATCCAGTACTAGACGACGACAACGCAGCACAAGGAGGAATTATAGTATATTTCGACGAGGACGCAGTAAGCGCAGAAGAAAGATTTTTAATAGTAAGTCCGATAGGAGGAGACCTGTTCATAGAGCTACCTCTAGGAAACTTTATCAGACTAAAACATGACGCTTCAGCGGCTTCTAACGGAGTACAAGTATACTTCGATGACGACGCAGTAGACGCAGCAGACGCGCTAGTATTCGTATCACCAACAAACGCCAGCGGTTCAGTTAATACAATAGACCCAGCAAAAGTAGGAGATGTGGAAACAGGTGTAGGAGTAGGATATTTCCTAACCCCAGTATATTGCGACGAGGACGGTGTAACAGACCAGCTATACCACGACCTAGCACTATTCCCATACTCAGTATATGTACAAACAGTAGACGCAAACAGAATGATAAAAATAGAATATAGTGCAACCGCTTCAAGTATAGGAGTACCAATGTACATAAACGAAGGAGCAAACGACGACGCAAAAGTGGAATTCGTATCACCAACAAATAATCTAGTAAATGTATCACTTTCAGCAACAGCGAGACCATGCGAAATAGTAGCAGTATAAAAATAGATTAAAAGCCTATGGCGACTAAGCAAAAAGCAATACAACTTCCAAAAGGAACGAGTATCACAAAACTAGTAACGAAACTCAAAGCCGAGAAAAAGGCGGCTTTTGAGTTTCAACAACGCCGGCATCCACAATGGGACGAAAACTATTTGTTATACCGCGATAAAATCCAACTAAACCGGCTAACTCAACGACATGCAGTGAATATACCTCTAATAAAAGAGACTATAAGAACAATATTGCCACGTATAGACGAAGAGCCAGATATAGTGCTAGAAGATAAAGCCGGAGACCTAGACCGTGAGATAGCAATGAACGCTAAATGGGCAGAGGACTACGACGACAACAACATGCAACTAATGGACTACGTAGACAAAAAACAAGTTTGTCTATACGGACGTAGTACAAAAAAACTAAACTGGTTCGATGGAGAATTTGGCTCAGAGCTAAAAGATGTACACGATATACTATTCGACCCAAAAGGTAGCCCACTAGATATAGAAACAAACCGGTACTTAGTAGAACCGCATATTTTTCGTAACCTAGAAGAAATAACTACAAACGAGAGATATGACGAAGAAGGACGCAAAAAACTAAAAGCAATGGTAGACCAACAAGGGCGCAAAGTAGCTACCAAAAGAAGTGAACAAAACAAGAAGATGTACGAAGCTAGACAGCGTCGCATGCAGCAACTAAGCGATGGTAAGAACAGCTACGAGAGTATAGAAAAAATGGACTACGACCACATGGAGGAGCTAACACAGCACTACACCCAAATATGGGACGCAAGTGCTAAAGAATTCGTGCGCCATGTAGTACTAATAGCCGGAGAAGATATAATCCTAAGAGCCGAACCTATAAAGGCGGCAATAGGGGTAGAATTTTGGCCATTTGAAAGCTGGGCAGACGATATAGAAGCTACAGACCAGTACAGCGACAGTATAGCCGACATGATACGAACACCAAACCAAATCATAAATATCTGGCTATCACAGCTAATAGAAAACCGTACCCTAAGAAATTTCGGTATGAACTTCTACGATAGTACAATGGAAGGATTTTCACCTCAAAACTTCAAACCAAGACCGGGAGGGTGGTACCCATTACCCGGAAAACCAGCCGAGGTATATCAAAGAGTGGACGTGCCTGAACTATCAGGAACTACCGACGAAATACAATTTTTAATAGGACTAGCAGAAAAAGCCAGCGCGACAGGAGCAGTAGACAAAGGAGTAATAGAGTCAGCAAAAAGAACACTAGGGGAAATTGAAATCGCCGTGGGGAAAGCAGAGCAAAGAACCACAAGCATGAGTAAATTCTACCGCCTATCATGGAAACGTTTTGTAGAAAAATGGTACGCACTATACGAAGCAAACCTATCCGACAATCAAGCAGTAACACTTTATAAGAAAAACCCACAAGGTAAACTAGTAGGAAAAGAGTTTACAAAAGAGGAACTGATAAGTCCAGTAGGATATAAAGTAATAGCCAGCGGAGCAAACGAACGTACAGCCGACAAGCTAGACAAAATTCAAAGACTAATGGCAGTAAAACAAGAGTTTCCAGATAACGCGCCTCTAAACAAGGCAATACAAAAACGCCTAATAAGTCTAGGAGACCTATCACCAGAAGAAGCGCAGGAGATAGAAGCGTACGAAGCGCAGAAGATAACAGCGACACTAGGTGGAGGAACAGAAGCACCGGGAAGCGGAATAGCGCCAGAAAACGACGGAGCAACGCAAGCACTAGGAGCAGTAGACGAAGCAATAGCGGCCTCGCAAATAGCATAGTATTCATACACATAAAAATAGTGTATAATAGAATAAACAAAACCAACCTATGAAAAACATACTAGTAGAGTATCTAAAAAAGCTAGGAGTAAAAGACTACAGCGAGCTAACAGACCTAGAACGCAAAACATACGAAGAATGGGAAAAAACATTGAGTACCGAGGTTCGTATAGAAGAAGTAGCAAAATTTCTAGAAACGCAAGTAAAAAAATTACAACGCGTATTAAAAGAACATGCGAAACTAGGCGAAGATAGAGAAGCGCTATACACCGTAGCAAGGATAGAAAACTACGAGGCGATTATAACTTTCATAAAAGAACCGCTAGAACGACGCAAGTCGCTAGAGCGAGAATTATTAAATAATATATCATAGTACTATGAGTAAGCAATTACCAATAGGTTCACTTCCAAGAGACGTACAAGAACGTCTACAAGACCTACTACAAAAGGAAGCAGGAGCGCTAACACCAAGAGAATTTAATTTCCTACGTGGACGCAAAGACTACCTAAGCTCAGACCAACGCAAATACTACGGTCTAGAAGAAGAAGCTAAAACCTCAGGGGAGGCAGGAGGCGACGAGCCGGTAAAACTTTCTAGAAAAGAAATGAAGGCAAGGCTAAAAGAGCTAGAAGTAGAGTTCAGCGGGAACGCAAAAAATGAAGTTCTAGCGGAACTACTAGAAAAAGCGGAAAAGGAAGATAGCGAAGAAGACGAAAACGAACAATAGTATTTATTAAACTAATTACAAGCCTATGAAAAGTATGTACGCAAAAGCGAACATGAAGGCAAAAGGTAACGGTGGTATGAATATGGACGCACGCAAGAGCGACCGTATAAAAGACAGCCTAGCACGTCCAAAAATGGGTGCTAAACCAAGCCTAACGCATTCAGCTACTAAAAAAGGTAAAAACTTCATGCCAAAAGGAATGAAGGGGAAAAAGTAAAGAGCAAAGAGATATAATTTAACCAACTAATTGCCAAACCCGGACGCTATACGCAAAGGACGGCACTAAAAACTATGGAAACACCAACAGGAACACCTAACCCCACACCAGCCCCAGCAAGTACCGAGCCAGCAGGAGGCGCACCGGTAGAACCTACGAAGCCAATAATGGGAACAACCCCCGGCGGGCATAGGAATACACCAGAGCCAACAACGCCAGCTCCAACTACTACGCCAGAGGGAGGAAACGGGACGGAAGGCGGACAACAGCCAACGACCACGCCAGAAAATAACGGTCAAGGGGACGACCCGACAAAACCAGTAGAGCCTACAGACGTAGACTATAAAACTAAATTTTCGGAAAGTTCGCAGGAAGCTCAAAGACTACTAAAAGTCTTACAAGAGGCAGGACTAGACCCCAAAACAGGGCAACCTATAGCGCCAACAGGAGACACACCGACACCAACGCGCATGGAGCCGGAAGGAGTACCACAAGAGCCAACGCCACAACCCACAACGACGCTAACAGACGACCAACTAGCACAAGCAATACCGGGCTTCCACAACTTATCAGATGCGGAAAAAACAATGTTGAGAGATACAAAAGCAACAGTACGCCAAATGGCAGAAATGCAAAAACTCGTAACAGAAATGTACGACGAGCGAATGTATAACCAACAAGTAAAAGACCTAACATCTAAAGAGGAATGGAAAGTTATATCGGAACATGCAGAGGAATTTAAGGAATTTTCCTACAAAGACGAAAATCTAAAAGTACCTTTAGAAACCCTAGCCGCAAGTTTCCTATACACAAAAGGACTAGCGACAAAGCCAGCCGAAAAGCCGGCGACACCACCACCTAGCGGCGTAGAGCCGGGAAGCGGAGGAGGAGTAGAAGGTTCAGGAAAAACAGAAAAAGGCTTCTCAACAGAGGAGATAGCCCAAATCAGAAAGACCGACCCGAAGAGGTACGCGAAACTCGCACGAGAAGGAAAACTTAAAGTACGAAGCTAGACACGTTAGCGCTTGACGGGATAACTATATAAATTTTATAAAACCCTATTAACCAAGCCTATGTCAGCACATGGAACAAACTTGGCCGAAGTATTCGCAGGAGCAGCTATTGAAAAGTTTTTTGAAACTTCAGTAACTCCAATGATTACAAACAATGACTACGAAGGGGAAATCAAGGACAAAGCATCACGCTTAAACGTTCTAACTTTCAGTGAGTCAGAAGGCCTACAAACATATACAGGTTCAGACCTAACACTCGGAGATGTAACCGAGAGTGAAGCTACGCTAGTAACAGACCAACAAAAAGCGTATTACTTCAAAATCAAATCACTAGATACTTTCAAATCATACGTAGAAAACCCAGAAAGTACCCTCATGGAGGAAAAAGCAGGGCAACTACAAGAAGCAGTAGACACATACGTACTAGCATTACATTCAGACGTAGCGTCTGGTAACCGTGTAGGTACAAGTTATACTACAGGTACAGTAACCGTAACTACTTCAACAGGAGCAGTAGCAGGTTCAGGAACTACTTTCACATCAGGAATGGTAGGAAAAGGTTTCAAAGCAGACGGACATACAGTGTGGTATCGTATTAAAACGTTCACATCAACTACAGCAATTGTAATTGAAGACGACAAGGACGATGAAACATCAGCTTACACAGGTGGAGCAATTTCAAGTGGTGCAACATACGAAATCGAAGCAAACACAGCAATTTCACTAGCAGCGAACACAGTTTACGGATATATCCTAGACTTGAAACAAAAACTAGACGAAAGCAAAACTCCAAAAAGTAACCGTTGGTTAGTAATCAACGCAGCAGTAAGTAACATTCTAGTGCAAGCTAGTGTAGTTACAAGAGACGTAGAAAGCGACAGCGCAACAATCAAAAATGGTTTTGTTGGACGCCTAGCAGGTTTCGACATTTACGAAAACGAACAAGTAGCCGGAGATAATACTACAGGATACTGGGTATTAGCAGGACACCGTTCAGCTATCACATTCGCGATGGCATTCGTAGAAACAGGTATCGAAGACCTACAAGGTAACTTCGGAAAAGCCTACAAAGGTTTGAATGTTTACGGGGCAAAAGTCGTAGACGAACGCCGAAAGGCTCTAGCAGCACTATTCGTGACTGTATAGCCTACTCCTCAATAGGGCTACTTCGATATTTCGGGTAGCCCTTTATAGGATTAAATCAAAGAAACACAACCGGATTATGGAAGCAAAAATCATAAGTACGAAGCGAGACCGTTTCGTAAAAACCGGCGAAGAGTTTCTAGACGTAACCGTCGACTTCATGGAAGACGGCAATGTAATTGAAACCCGAAAACTCGGATTTCCACTAGGAACCTCAGCCGAGGACATAAAGGAAAGCCTAGCAAAAGCCGTAGCAACCTTCGAGCTTGAAAAAGTACAAAAGGTAGAACAAAAAGAAGTCGACGCTACGAATAAACAGGCAAAAGAAGTTATAGAAGAATTAAAAGGTGCGACAGTAGACGTAACTTTTAAACGTTCTAAAAAAACTAAAAAAGCTAGTAAGTAATATAAGCCTATGAACAAACAAAAAATGTCAGGGCTACGAGCAAAATCTCATTTATATGAGAATATTACCTATAAGCTCAAAGATAAAAACGGAAACGAAAAAAAGCTATTCAAAATGAATAGACTAGGTCAAGCAATAGTAAGCAAAATGCGAAAACTAATTGCAGAACCTATAGAAGTACTACGCGATGAAAAAGGAGAAGTTTCAGCAAGTTACGTAAAACGTGGATTGCTAAACAGACTAGCAGCGTACGGACTACGTATCCCTTTTTTGACAGGGCAGTGGGTATCAGAGCTACACGTAGCAAACCTAATTACGAATGCCGGAATGGCAGGAGTAGCAAGTCGTATAAACGGAGCAGATAGTGAAGCAGCGTTTACCTATATAGCAATCGGTACAGGTACAACAGCAGCAGCAGCAACTGATACGACACTTGAAACAGAAATTACGACAGGTGGGGGTGCGCGAGCATCAGCGACAGCGTCTAGAACTACCACAGACGTAACAAACGATACAGCGACACTCGTGAAAACTTTTAGTTTTACATCGACATTCGCAGTAACGGAGGCAGGAGCATTGAACGCAGCGTCAAGCGGCGTATTGCTCAATCGCCAAGTATTCACAGCGGTAAACGTAGTGAACGGCGACAGTTTACAAGTAACTATAAACGTTGACGTAGACTAATTGTCCTATTATGCTCGGGTGTCGTACTCGGGCATAGATAGAATAAGTAGCATATATATGGCAATAGCATTTGACGCAATAAGTAGCGGAAGTACAACGGCGACATCGTTGACTTTTTCGCATACATGTACAGGTTCAGACCGTATATTATTTGTAGGAATGACAGATGACTCAGGAGGTAGTTCACTAATTACAGGAATAACCTACAATGGAGTTGCACTAACAAAGATAGGTGGAGTACAAACATCAGGGGATAGATGGAGTACACTATGGTATTTAATAGCACCAGCAACAGGGGCAAATAACGTAGTAGTAACGGCTAGCTCTTCTTCAGTATTATCAGGACATGCAGCGTCATATACCGGAGCAAAACAAACAGGACAGCCAGACTCAAACGCAACAAATACAATAAGTAGCTCTAGTTCATTTTCATTGACTACTACTACAGTAGCAGATAATTCTTGGCTAGTGGGTGAATATAGAGTACCTACTGGGAATACGGTATCGGCAGGTGCAGGAACGGTAATGAGAGCAGGAGCGACATCAGGGACAGGTTTTGCAGATAGTAATAGTGTAACTACACCAGCAGGAAGCGACTCTTTAGCATTCACAATATCAGGCTCTTGGAACTGGGGGGGAGTAGTTGCGTCTATAGCACCATCAACAAGTACAGCATATACAGAAACATTCAACGAAACAATATCGCTAGCAGAAAATTTGGAAAAACAAGCAGGAAAATCACTAGATGAGGCAGTAACCTTAGCGGACACTATGTCTAGGGCTACAGAAATAAGCCTAGACGACACGATAACACTTTTAGACACAATAGAGGCTAGTTTAGCCTACACGCGCGAACTAGGCGAAATTTTGAGCCTTGTAGACAGCGGTACGCAGCAGATAAACGGAAAAACACTATTTGAAGCAATAACCCTAGCAGATACGTTAGTGCGTAGTGTAAGTATAAGCCTAGCAGAAGCATTACCCCTACAAGACACAATAGTAAATGTAAAAACATACGCACGAGAACTAGGCGAAGAAATAGCCTTGAGCGATAACATACTAAAACTAGTAGGAAAAGATATATCAGAACTAGTAACCCTAGCCGATACTTTAAGTAATCAAAAAAATTACAATAGAGAGTTCGACGAAACCGTTACACTAGTAGCGACAATACAAAACATGGCTGAGAAAGTTCTAACCGACGCAATAACCCTAGTAGATACTTTTTCAAGAGTGGGTACATTCGGTAGAGATATAGACGAAACTATAAACCTAGAGCTACGTTTTCAAGGGCTGATAAACGGTCAGGATATATCATGGTTCAGAAAATACTCAGAACAAGCTGGTACATTTATAAAAAAATATCTAGACATACCATAATATGGCTACTTTTACTATAGACAAAACCGATTTTAATAGAGGAATAAGTTTGACAGAAAACCATAACAATGGCGGATTTTCAGGTGCAAGAGAGGGGATAGGACTATTCGCAGAACAAGCGGCTATACTATACCCACAACCAGCACGCACCGACTTAGACGCGGATAATAGTGATGTAGTAACAGATAATGTTGTATGTTTTGCAGCAGACCCTACATTTCTAGGAAACGACGGGTATGCACTAGATGAAGACGGAAAATTTTATACTATAGACGGTAGTACAGTTACACTACGACAAACAGACGCTACAAATAGCTACAACGACGGTACAAGCGATATGCTCGTATATAAAAATTCACTATTTGCAACTAGTACAACAGACATAGCAAAACTAGACGGTAGCGATTTAACTAGTCTAGACCACGACTGGTGGACAAATACATTGAGTAAAAGCGCGCTATCAAGTACTTTCAGACACCCCATGGAAATAGTGGAGGATATTTTATATATAGCAGACGAATACAAAATACATACATGGGACGGAACTACAGCAGTAGCAAGCGCAATGCTACTACCAGACGACTACAATATAACAAACTTAATTAAACATACGGACGGACGACATTTGCTAGCCTTCGTATCGCAAACAGCAAACGCAGGACATACCAAAAAAGCGGCTGCGAGATGTTTTGTTATAGATACCGTAAACCTAGAATTTGTACGTGAAATAGAAATAGACGCACAAGTAGAAGGTTCAAGAAATGTAGGAGGAGTAATATACGTTACATACGGAAATAAACTAGGGTACTTCAACGGAGACGGTATAAGTTTTCTAAGAAAAATAGAGAGCGCAACGACATACAAACACCAACTAGCAAACGTAGACGACATTTTACTAGTACGCGATGAAAACGGAATACTAGCATACGGAGACCTAGGGCTAGGTAATATATTTTGGTACGTATACGCAGACGAACGAACAGCACCGCAAAGAGAAATAGACGCAATATACTACGCAGGAGATAACACCGTATTGCTAAGTTCAACCGGTAGATTATTAGACCTTATAGACCTAGACACATTCGCTGGAGCAAGTAACTTCGATAGCAATTTCTATTCGTTTCCAGAAAAAGTATGGATAAGAAAAATAACAGTAGAATGCGAAACACTAGCAAGCGGTAGCGATATAACACTACATAGCGTAGACAAAAACGGAACGGCCACAGAACTTTTTGACTTAACTTTTGCAGCAGACGGCGCAATAGATTTCAAAGAAAAATTTGTAAACATATACATAACAAGTCTATGGAAACTACGGGTAGCATTCGCAGCAGGAAACACTAAAGGAATACGAAGCGTAACCATACACTACGAAAGTGCAGAATAATATGATAGATAACAACAGAGAACAATCTACAAAACCAGTAACGCCACGCGAGATAGTAGAGCGAAGAAAGGAAAAAGGATTACAAGCATTTCCCGGTACACAGCATTGGATAGACTTGCAAGGGAGTATACGTACCGTAACAACAACGCCAACACTAGCGCCAAAAAGTATAAGCGATAGTCTACTAATATACGTAGATAGTCTAACATCACCAACGACAAAAAGATTATACATCTACAGTAGAGAGGCAGATACATGGCTTTACGTAGCACTAACGTAGTGCTAAAAAAATAAAAAAGTGGTATAATATAATCACTATGACAAACTTGGAATTACAAACAGCCGTACGCGACGACCTAAGTATAGAAACAGGGGACGCTTTCTATAGCGACGCATACGTACAAAGAATAGTAAATAGAGCCGTACGTTGGTACGCAGCACTTCACCAATGGCAGCAAACACAATACGCATATTACCGCGATAGTGTAGCAGGGCAAGAATACTATAATTATCCAGAAAAATTTAGAACAGATACGATATGGAAATTAAGACTAAACGGAGTGGATTACGACCGCACCGCTTTTAGTGAATACTTAAAATACCAAGAAGATAGCAGCGGAAGCACAACAGATAAGATTTTCTCAGATTTCAGAAGACAGTTTTTTATAAATCCAGCGCCATCATCAGTAGTAGAAATAGCAGTATGGGGACATCTAGTGCCAGACGCAATGAGCGATGACGCAGATACACACCCATTCGCAGGAGAACAAGACCCCGAAGAGGCGATAGTAAAATATGCCCTTGGAATAGCCCTAAAAAAAGGTAGAGGTTCACTTTACGATAAAGGAGTAGCAGAACAAGCAGGCGCAAAATCTATAGCAGACGCAATATGGAAAACACAAAAAAAGGAACAAGCAAAATATCAAACAAAGGACGCTCAAATGTTTGAATACGTAGACATACTACCAACAAACGGGGGAGAGCGACGAACACAACGAGGTAACTTTGAAACTTGTTAATATATGGCTTTCACAAAAAACCCAAACTACAACCCAAACGACCCAAAGAGTAAACGGTATATACAAGCAGTAGACCCATTTTTAGCGCCATATACACAAAACAAAACTACCGCACCTACACAAAGTAAACCACCAGCACCAAAACCAGATATAAGCCGTATAAGCAACGATACAGCAGTAGAGACAAGCACAGCAACAAGGACGACTACACCAAACCCAGCGCCAGCACCTACAGCACCACAACCGACAACAACACCGTCAGGTTCTTCGTACACCGTAAAATCAGGGGATAACCTATCAGCAATAGCCGCTAGAAACGGTACGACAATAGCAGAACTACAAAAGCTAAACCCACAAATAACAAACCCAAATCTAATACAACCGGGGCAAACTTTTAAGCTACCGGGAGGAACTAGTGCAAATGTACCTACTACAACTACACCTGCACCTGCGCAAGTACCCACAACTACGGGAACGCCTACTCCAACAAATACAACAGGACAGCAAGAAATATCAGCAGGAGAAATTAGAGTACCAGAAGTATCAGCAGGCGGAGTACAAACGCCAAGTACAGGAGACCAACAAACAGACCAAGCACTAAAGAGCCTATCAGTAAAAGCAGGAGAAGCTGGATTGAGCTTAGAGGACTACGTAGCGCTAGTAAACAAATCATCACAACCAACAAAAGCCGAAAGCGACGAAATAAGAAATAATCTAGGTATACCCGACTTACTAGACGACGTTTTTCAAAAACCAAAACAAACTACGGTAGACCAGTACCGAGAACTTTACGATCTAAGTGGACTAAACGAAATAAAAGATAGTGTAAAAAAACTAGATGACGAAATAGCACAAAAACGTGCAGACCTAGTAACGGCCACAGGAGAGTTGTATAACAATCCATGGATAAGTCAAGCGACAAGAAGCGGTAGACTAAAAAACCTACAAGATTTAGCATTCGCAGATATATCAAACAGCATAGCCCAAAAAGACCAGTACCTAAGCCTATACGACCAAGGGATAGACGAAATAGAAAGCAATATACAACGTTCAGTATTTGACACGGGGCAAGACCGTGATATTAGCGTAGAAAAACTAAACTACTTACTATCAGAAGCAGAACGAGACCAAGAATTTGCACAAAGAGCGGCAGAGCAAAGAAATCTACGGTATCTACCAGACTTCCTAGACAGTCAACCAAGAGAAGGAGCAGATGGATTTACACTAGGAGAAGGGCAAACACGATACGACGCAGAGGGTAACTTAATAGCAGGCAATCCAAAAGCACAAGACCCTTCATTTATGGATAAACAATTGACACCAAAAGAAGCGTCAGACTTAGGGCTTCCAGTAGGCTCAACATACGCAGACGCAGCGAAAAAACAAGTAGAGGATAAAGTAGACGCTACAAGCGATGTAGTAGGATTGATAGATAGTATAATGAACGACAATGCTCTAAGTGCAATTACCGGGCCGCTAGGAAGTAAACTTCCATCACTAAAAACTTTAACAGGAGCTACAGGAGATTTAGGAAGAAAAATAGATAGACTTGCAAACTTGATAACACTAGAAAACCTAGACCTAATGTCAGGAGTTCTAAGTGAAACAGATATAAAGATTTTGAAAGAAGGTGGAACATTGATAGACGTATCTCAAAGAAAAGGAAATTTCATAGAAGAACTAGAGCGACTACAAAATAACGCGCTAAAAGAACAGTATAGAATGATAGGCGCAACAGACGCAACATACGAAGAAGCCCTAGAATTACTAGGAAAAGAGGGAGTGAGAAAAGTTCTTGACACAGCTATACCGAAATTATTAAAACAGCAAAGTACAGATTTTAATAACGTGGGAAGCGGCACGGGTCAACGCTTAGGAGAATTATCAGAGCGGTATGAGTCAGGAGGAAACCCGGGAGCTATAGGGTACGATAATACAGGAGGCTGGAGCTACGGGACATATCAATTAGCCCACAATAACGCTAAGAAATTTGTACAGCAATCAAACTACGCAAAAGAGTTTCAAGGGCTAACATTCAATAGCGAAGCATGGCGGAATAAGTGGAAGGAAGTCGCACAAAAAGACCCACAAAACTTTGGAGCAGAGCAAAAACAATACATAGCAAAAACACACTTCAATCCGCAAGTACAAAAAATACAAAAAGCAGGATATGACATAAGTAACTATAGTAATGTTTTGCAAGACGTAGTATGGAGTACCGCAGTACAGCACGGAGCAAATAACAATATAGTAATAAACGCAATAAAATCACTAGGACAAAACGCACCAGAGCAGGAACTAATAAAAAAGATATACGATTTAAGATGGTCAGGTGGTAGAAATTTCGCACGTAGTACCGATGACGTAAAACAATCAGTATATAATCGCTTTTTCGGACAAAATGGAGAATTAGCGCAAGCATTAAGTAAAATAGCATAAACCTATGCCAACACTAGAAGAACTAGCACGACAAGCTAATGTACAAATAGGGGAGAGACCAAAAAACCCTAAAAAAGAACGGCAAAATGTTTTAAGTACCATTGCCCGTGATTTAGCGTCCCCATTCGTAAAAGTGGGAGCAAGTGCATATAACCTAACAAGCGGACTAGGTAATTTAGTGGAAGGTGGAGTGCAAAAGGCACTAGGAAACGACGAAAAAGCAAGTCAAGCAGTACGTAGAGCAGGTTCAGAAGCTACAAAGGTTCGTAATATACCATTTTTCGGAGAAGTAAAACCGCTAGGAGCTAGTGGGAGTTTTGCAGGAGATGTAAAAGATGTAGTAGGTACAGGGCTACAAGTAGGTAGTACTATAACCGGAGGGGGAGCTATTAAGAACCTAGCAGGAGCAGGACTAAAAACAGTAGCAAAAGAAGGTTTCAAACAAGCAGCAAAAGAAGGAGCGGTGCTAGGAGCTTCATACGAAGGAGGAAGAGCGCTATCAGAAGATAAGGGTGCTTTAGACGTATTAATTAACACTTTAATAGGTGGAGCAGGAGGGCTCGTGCTAGGTGGGGCAGTAGGAGCAACGCTACCAGTACTAGGAGCAGGAGCGCGACAGGTAGGGCGAACTACACAAAAAGTATTATCAGGCGGTAAAGATATAGTTGAAACAGGAATACAAAAAGCTAAAAATATACGTAATCCATTATCAAGAGACATACCACCACTTGACGGAGGAGGTTCAACAGGACTATTAAAAGACGTTGGAACGGTAGCGAAAAATAAATATCGTAATGTAGTAGGAACTAGAAAAAACCTAGCTCTAAAAGCAGATGAAATACGAGAAGCGGAAACGGCCTTTAGAGCTTTGAACCCCGAAGCACAAACAGCAATAAAACAAGGGGTAGAACTACGAGATTTGCAATTAATAAAAGAAGCGTCAGAACCCGACAAGAATGTATTTAAGAATTTGGCACGCAATGCAGTTGAATACGAGAAAAACCGCTCGGGGAATTTACGACCAGCCACAATAATTGGAGAAGAATATAGAAAACGCGTAAGTGGGCTAGGTAGAGCATTGCAGGAAGCAGGAAGCAAATTAGACGATAAAGTATCTGAAATTGGAGGTGTACAGATAGACCGGACACAAACAATAAATAAGGTTTTGGAAAGTCTAGGGGCGAAAGTAAAAGGCATAAACGTAGACGAAAAAGGTATGCTTGACTTTTCACGCACCGAACTATCAGGTGCTAACTCAGCGACTGCACGCAAAGAACTACAACAAATTTTTAATGACGTAATAGAAAGAGCAAACGACCCTGAAAGACTACACATGTATAGAAAGGAATTATTTGCCGACCTAAAAGGAAAATCAAGTAGCGGTATAAAACTTGTAGAGACCGAAGACAAAGCAATAAATGCTATGCGACAAGGTATGGCCGAAGCAATAGAAGATGTTGCGCCGGGATATCGTGAAGCAAACGAAAAAGTAGCAAAATTGATTACTCTGCAAAAAGAGACAAATAAACGCTTTGGAAATGTTAATGAGTATAGTGACGAATTGTTCGACGAGCGCGCAAGTAAGCTGCTAAGACGTATAAATAGTAACGCTTCAAGTGGAAGCGACATAGCACAGCTAATCCAAGAGCTAGAAAGCCAACTTTTGGACTACGGTATGAATTTCAATACCAAAATCTCAAACATACAAGACTTCATAGACCTATTAGCCAGATACTACGATATAGCCGATGATGACTCACTACTAGGAATTTTACAGACAGCAAATAGAACCGGAGTACCGCAATCTTCCGGGGGAATTGTTACAGAGTTTTTGAACTTGATAGGTGAAGGTACGCAACCAAGTAAGGCAACAGCAAAGCAAGCAATAAAAGAATTGCTAGAAATTTAGTTAACCTTTATTTTATCTAGAAGCCAAAGCGTCCCGATTATTATTATAATAATTTCCATATATGGAATATGTACCACATATCCTATAAAAAGTCTATAAAAACAAAGGAAAAGAAAGCCTATGCAAGAAAACAAAGCATACAATTATTTAATAACACACGGAGCCTCGTTCTTCGTAGGTTTTATATTTGGATTAGTTTCAGGCTGGATAATACACCGCATTTTTGTAAAAAAAATATCGGTTAACTGGGAGCGTACGATAATATCAGTAGTTGTACTCTTGGTGTGGGCTATATCAGTAGTACTTGATATAGTAGTGCCGACCTATAGCACACCTACCGCAGTACACGCTATAATGGGACTAGTAACGGGTTACTTTTTCGAGGGGAACATATTAGAAGCTATTGGAAAAAATAAGAAGAAATAATATATGTGTGAATTACTTGTAAAACTTGTTAAGAAGAAAAGACACAGAATAGCAAACGGAATAATATTCGCATTGCTTTTTTCAATACTACCTCTACTAGTAGAGTATACTTATTTGAGTTTAATGCCTCGCAATAATTGGTTTGTATACGAAGAAATAGCACCACTAACGGAGCTAGTAGAAGTAGGTACTACCCCTAGGTTTGTGTCCACAGGTGAAATAAAAAAGCCCGGGAAGTATACTTGGCTTGACGTAATGAAATGCGAGGATAAAACAGGAGAGTATTTTTACAGGTCGTACGAGAGTTCGGCGTTTGTAAAAAATCCTAGAAAGTTTCCAGAAATAACTATAGACCCTAAAACAGGAGATACTATAACAACTTCATGGGAGTACGGATACACAGCCCCCAAAGATAAAGGAGAAAAATGTCATTTAGAAAGTACTATAGCAATAAACCTAAAATTTGGAATACAAAAAACACAACAATTAAAAAGTAAGCCATTTTTAACCAACTAACCAAAATTTTATGGCACAAACAAAAGAACACAAAACACCAGAACTAGGGTGCGTAATAGAAGCACCAGACGAGCGTGATTATAAATACGAGATTTTACTAGGAGCAGGTACAAAAGAGCTACCAGACGAATACGTAATAGAAGACGTACCGCATTTTTATCAAAACGGTATAGACGCATGCGTAGGAATGGCAGGAATTGCCGCAAAAAGTGTACAAGAAAAAACAAAACTATCACCACGATACGCTTGGCATTTAGCTAAAAAACGTCAAAACTATATAGGCTGGGGGACAGGTATATCACAAATGATGAAAGGTATAATCGAAGAAGGAGCGCTCCCGTACGGAACTATAGACGAGGAAGTAGTAGGAGTAGACCGCATGCACTACATGAAGCCGGAAATTACGGCAGGAATGCAAGAAGTAGCAAAACACTATAAAGCTAAAAGTTTCTGGCGTGCAGGATACGGACACGGGCAAATAGAGCAGGTAAAACAAGC